GCGGCTATCCGAGATGCGTCTCGACGACGCGGCGATCGTGGTGCGCACGCCGATCGAGGAGGCGATCGATACGCGGCACGAGCGGCCCGTCATGATTCCGGTGTCGCTCACTGCCCGTCATTCCCTTGTTACCACCCACGCGCAGTCGCTCACTGCTCCTTTGCCGCGGCCTGCGCCGAGCGCGGCGGCGTTCCACAGTCACGCGTGCGCCTACGCCGGCCAGCGCTGGGTGGGCGGATGGGGCCGAGCCAGCTGGACGACGGCGCGCGAGTTCATCGAATCGCAACACACGACGGAGGTTCTCTGATGGCGATCCTGACTCATTCCGGACGCGCGGCGCTCGCCGCCGCAGTCAAAAACGAGGTGCTGCACCTGGCGCTCGGGCGCGGGCAAAGCTGGTGGGACAGCAGCGAAACGTTGGCTGCGGCGTTCGACGCCGATAATCGCATCGCCCTTCCCCATGCGCCGATCGCGAGCGTCACGGTGCAGTCCGAGGACGGCAGCGTCACCTATACGCTCGGCGCCGACTACACGGTCGATGCGCAGGCGGGGACGATTGCGCGCGTTGCCAGTGGCGCGATTGCCGAAGGCGCCGTCGTGCGCGTCGAGGCGAGCTATGGCCGTCCGACCGAGGAAGTCACCGCGACGGCGCTTGCCGATGAGGTCTGTCGCCGCACGGCGGATGAGGTCTATTTCGTCACGCCCGATCCCGATGGCGAGATTTCGCTCTCGACAGGCCGCTACCGCATCAGCCCGACACCGACGCCGCATCTTTTCATTCGCACCAAGTTCGATTTTGCCGATGCCGCCGGGGTCACGATCCGCGAGCAGGCGCTCTTCGTCGGCACGCAGGTAGCCGAGGGCCTGCCGCCCGGGCAGCGCCTCTTCGTGCCGGCCGAGGTCACCGACCCCGGCGTACTCCTGTTGATCGAGCACTCGCCGCCGATCGTTCGGCAAGCCTCGACCCGCGAGACCTTCGAGTTCGTACTCACCTTCTGACGGAGACCCAGATGTTAGAACGCTATTACAACCGCTTCGACCCCGCCAAGCGCTACACGGAGCTCCTCTTTCGTGCGGGCGATGGGCTGCAGTCGGCCGAGCTCAACGAAATCCAGGCGACGCTCAAACACCAGCTGCGTGGGGTGGCCGATGCGCTGCTCAAAGACGGCGATCTGGTCGCGGGTGGCGCGATCACGGTCGATCCCGACACGGGCGAGACAAACTGCGCCGCGGGGCGCATTTATCTCGCAGGGCGTGTGCACGAGCTCAACGCCGCGCAGTTTGCTGTGCCGACCACCGGTCTGGTGACGATCGGCGTGCGCCGCCGCACGCGCGTGGTCACCGAGCTCGACGACCCTGCACTGCGCGACCCGGCGGTGGGCACGCGCAACTACCAGGAGCCGGGCGCAGGACGAATCGAGGAGACGGTGGTTTGGGCGTACGACGGCGATGGGCAGCCGGGTGACTTCTATCCGGTCGCGACCGTCGTCGATGGCGTGCTGCAAAACCGCGAGCGTCCGCCTGCTTTCGATGGCGTCAATCAGGTGGTTGCGCGCTACGACTACGAGGCAAACGGACACTACATCGTCAGCGGTTTCACTGTGCGCTTCCTCGAGCGTCGCGCGGCAGACGGCAAGCTGGTGTTCATGGTGAGCGCCGGGGTTGCCAACGTTCTCGGTTTCAAGGTCGAGCGCACGCACGACGAACGGCTGTTGGTCGATTGGAATCCCGACATCAAGCGTGTCTTTGCAGAACCGCACGTCTTTTCGCCGGATGTCGATGGCAACATGCGCATCAATACCAACTATGCGCCGCTCGATGCGGTGGTGCGCGTGCAGGGAACCAAGCGTAAAACCGCGACCATCACCCACGGGGTCTTTTCCGGTGCCGCCGATACGCTGCCAGACGCTTCGGTGGTGCAGGTGCTCGAAGTGAAGCAGGGCACCACTGTTTATCAAGCCGGAACCGACTACACGGTTGCCGGCAACGTGATCAACTGGGCGCCGTCTGGTGCTGAGCCTGCGCCTGGCAGTCAATACACGGTAACCTACGATTACATTGCCCAAGTGTCTCCAAGCGCAGTCGATGAGACGGGCTTCACGGTTTCCGGGTTCGTTGCGGGTACGCTCGTGCAGGTCGACTACGACTGGCGTTTGCCGCGTATCGATGCGCTTGCAATCTCTCGGGACGGGTTGATCACAAGGATCAAAGGGGTTGCGGACGAGAAAAACCCGTCAGCACCTGTCGTTCCTGCCGACATGCTCCGCGTCGTCGATCTCTTGCTCACCTGGCGCAATCTCAATCCAGTGACCGTGATCGCCTCTGGTGTTCGAGCGGTTCCGACCGACCAAATCGAAGCAATGCGGCAGGACATCGACCGGCTCTACGACCTGCTCGCGCGCAATCGCCTGTCGCAAGACATCACCCTGCGCGAACCGGCGGCGAAGAAGGGGGTGTTCGTCGATCCGTTCTTCGACGACGATCTGCGCGACGCGGGCATCAAGCAAAACGCGGTGATCGTCAATCAGTCGTTGATGGCGCCGATCAGCGCGGCAGCGCTCGGGCCGTACCTGGAAACGCCGCAAACCCTTTCGTTCGGCTACCGCACGGTGCTCGAGCAGACGGCGCGCACCGGCAGCATGAAGGTGAACCCCTACGCGGCGGTATTGCCGGCGCCGGCGCAGGTGACGCTCACCCCAAACCGCGACTTCTGGACGGAGTTCCAGACCAACCAGCTGGCTGCGGTCACCGAGACGATCGTTCGCGGCAGCGGCTGGTTGTCTCGAACAACTGTGACGCGGTCAACCGAGGTCGTCTCGCGCACCGAGACCGCCATCCCGACTTTGCGTCCGATCACGGTCGCGGTTCGTGCCGCTGGCTTTGGGCCGAACGAGGCCGTTTCCGCGATGCGCTTTGATGGCGTCGCCCTGCCGGTGCCCACGGGCCTGAAGGCCAGCGCGCAGGGGGTGGTGGAGACGAGCTTTACCATCCCCACCGGCATCGCGGCGGGCGTCAAGCGCTTCGAGATCGACGGCGCCGGCGGCAGTCACGGCGAGGCCACCTTTGAGGGGCGCGGCACGCTGGTGTCGCAGACGACCCGCGAGCGCGTCACTACCACCATCTGGCGGTGGGATCCGCTGGCGCAGACTTTCACCCTGCCCGAGTCGCAGCAGGTCGCGGCGGTCGAGCTGTGGTTCACGGTGCGTGGCAATCGCCCGGTGACGGTGCAGGTGCGCGAGACGGTGGCCGGTTTCCCCACCCGCACGGTGCTCGCCGAAGGACGCATTGAGGCTTCAGACATTTCGACCACGGGCGCGACGCGGATCGTGTTCGATGCGCCGGTGATGCTGCAAGCGGGGGTCGAGTATGCGCTCGTGGTGCTCACCGACGACACCGAAACGTCACTGGCGATCGCCGAACTGGGCAAATGGGACAGCGCCAACCTGCGCTGGGTGACCGCGCAACCCTATCAGGTGGGGGTGCTGCTTTCATCGAGCAACGCCAGCACCTGGACGGCGCACCAGAACAGTGATCTAGCCTTCAGGCTTCTTGGTGTGCAGACCACGCAGCAGACGCGCACGATCACGCTCGCATCGAACGTGAATGTGACGAGCGCCACCGACTTCCTGGTGCTTGGTGTCGTCGAGCTTCCGGCGACCGGCTGCGCGGCGCAGGTGCGGCTGACGCTGGAGGATGGGCGGCAGTTCGTCGCGGCGCCCAATACCACGATTCAGCTTCCCGCATCCTACAGCGGCAAAGTGGCAAGTCTCGCGCTCGAGATCACCGGAACGGCAACGGTCACTCCGGTGGTGGCTCCGTCCTGGCAGATGGTGGTGGGAACGCTGGCCAATCAGGCGACCTACGTCTCGCGCGCGATTCCTGCGGCAGCATCCTTCACCGCGCGGGTGATCGCCGAAGTGTTCACGCCGGGTGCGTCCAGCGTCACCGCGAAGGTCGAGTCTGGAACCGCTGGGCAATATGCAACGCTCGCTGTCGCGTCTGCGGAGCAGATCGGCGACGGTTGGGTCGAGGTCGAGTGGAAAGGCACGTCGCTCACTGGCGTCGGTGCCGACAAGCTCACCCGTGTGCGGCTCGATATCGACAACACGCCAGCGAATCGGGCGCAGGTGCGCAATCTGCGTGTGGTGATCGTGTGAGGTGAGCGATGATCGACGAGCGCACGCCAGCGTACCACCTGCCGCTGCCGCATCCCAACAATCGCCTGGTCGATGACGTGGTGCGGATTCGAGACGCGATTCAGGAGATCGACGCCGTCCTCTCTGTGCAGCGGGCGGCGGCGACAGAAAGTTACGTGCTGTTTGCGGCGCAACTGCGCCGCGAGCGGTTGCGGCGTTTCCATGAGATGGGCTTCTAAGGGAGCATGACGATGGCAAGAGATCCGCTTTTGCGCGACGCTGTCAAGGCGATCAAGCAAAAAATCCTGACCGGCGCCGAGACCGCGACACCGGAAGAGCTCGCCTATCTGGGCACCGCGATCGATCGCATCGGTGGCCGGGCGACCGTCCTCGAAGTCGAGGAGATGGGCGACATCAAGATTCAGGAGATCACCGATCACGCGGCGGCGGTCGAGACTGAGACGATCGCCAACATCACGGCAACCAAGGATGCTGCGGAAGCGAGCATCAATGCGACCAAGGATGCGGCCGAAGCGAGCATCACCGCGACCAAGGAGACCGCGATTGCCTCGGTCAATGCCGCCAAGGATGCGGCGATTACCGCGGCCAATGCCAACCGTGACGCGGTGATCGCAGAAAGTGCCGCGGCCAAGGACGCGATGCTGGCGGATATTGCTGCCGCAGCGGATAGCGTGACGCAGCAGTTCGTGTTCGGCGCTCGGGCGTATTTTTTTGCGCAGCTTTGAAGGAGGATAGAGAATGAGTCGTTTGGCTACGGCAAAACCCGAACCGGCAACCGTTTCTGCCGTTTATACCGTTCCGACGTCGCGGCGTGCGACGGTCAATATCAACTGCTGCAACGTCGGCCAGGTTCCGGCCAAAGTTCGGCTGGCGATCGGTTCCGACACGGCGCCTGCCGACAGCGAGTGGATCGAGTGGGACGCGGCGATCGATCCGTCGGGGGTACTCGAGCGCACCGGCATCGTGCTTTCGGCTGGGCAGAAGGTGTTCGCGTATTCCGATACCGGCGCGGTGACGGTGAATGTGTGGGGCATCGAGGATCTCGCTTGATAGGAGAGTGTGATGGGACGTAACGTTTCTTCCGGCGCGCTGTTCAGTGACATCGCCTACGCAATTTGCAATTTCGCGGGCAACAACACAGCGGGGCCGTATTACCAGCTCCTCGACCGCGATTTTCGGCCAGCGAAACGCATCCCTGGCCTGACCGCGGCTGCGGTGCCGACCGCGATCTCGGGGTATGCCAGCTACGGCACGGTCACGCCGTCCGGCTTTGGGCTGTCGCTCAACCCGGTGTTGTCGCTCAATGGCGCCATGTCCGGGCCAATGATGACGACCGGAAACGGCTTCTACTACGACGGCCTGATTCAGCAAGCGACCGCCTATGGCGGAGGGCACGCGGCTCCAGGTGACAAAGGCTACGGTTGGAGCACCTACACCGGGCGCTGCGGCGAGTTCGGTCACGATCTCTGGAATCTCGACACCAGCGGGCGCATCTATCTGCCGCTGCGGGCTCCGTCGTTCGGTGTCGAGACCAAGACCGAGCTCAACGATGCGTTCGTCAATGCCGACTTGCGCGATCGCAGCTTGGCGATGCTGCTCTGGAACGGGGCGCTCTATCTCGTCCGCCGTGCTGAAGCGGAGACGGTGATCGTCTCGGGCGGGCAGCGCGGGTTCCTGTCGAAGTTCGTGGTTCCCGGTTTGCCGAACGGGTTCTACGGCAACGCTTCCTACAACCGCGCGCGCGGCGAGCTCGTGATCGTCGGCGGTAGCTCGTCGACGTCCAGCAGCGGCATGTGGTTGCGGCTCTATCAGGGGGTTCCGGAGATTACCGCCACCACCGATCTCAATGCGGTGCTGTCGGCGATCGCGCCGGTCGAGATCGCGCTCTCGTGGTCTGGCTGGACGCCAGCGGCCAACGCCGAAGCGGTGGGCGGGTGCACGCCGGTACTCACCGACAACGGTGACGTCTATCTCGGCTTCTTCAATGCCGGTACCGCGCTGTATGTGGTGCGACTGCCGCGTACCGGCGACACTACGTTCGATGCGTTTGTCAATGCCGTCTCCTATACCGTGACGACGAGCTACGGTCGGCATAACGTTCGTAGCTCCGGGATGCAGGTGATGCAGACCCGCGACGGCAGCACGGTGGCGTTCTACAGCCAGTACTACTACCACGGCGCCGGGATGGGGGTGCTTACCGTCAATAAGCGCACCAGTAGTGCGCGGGTGATGTATTCCGACAGCGTTACCGACGACGGTCGCAGCCTGCTGCACTGGGGCGAATCCGGTTTCGCGGTGGCGCGCAACTCGTCGAGCAGATACAGCGCCTCCTCTGCTGGCGCGGTCTATGGCTACGACTGCTCGGTGCAGACGGCCACCGTCTCGCCCAAGCAGTATGTGCTACCCATTCCCAACGGCTACAACACCGGTGCTCCGTTCCCCTTCTACGTGGAGGTCTCGCAATGACGCTTTACTTCGATACCCGCAACGGCATGGTCGCGATCGTCGAAACCGATACGCCGGATGATGGGATGATTCCGGTCAAGCGTGGCCAGTCGAAGCTGGCGGCGCGCTACGCCGTCGATGAGGCGGGCGCGCTGGTGGATCGCTTTCCTGGGAAGACAGATGAGGAAGTTTTAGCGGAAATCGCCGCGCAGCAACAGGCTGCTGCTCCAGACAAGCCCGTCTCGCGCCCGATCAGCAAACTCGAATTCATGGAGCGCTTCACGGATGAGGAGCTGGCGGCCATTTACGCGGCGGCGAAGACAGACGTGCGCGTGGAGGTGTGGATGGACAAGTTGAAGCTCGCCAGCGAGGTCGACTTGACGGATGCCCGCACTCGGGCAGGTGTCGAAGCGCTCGAGGCGTTGGGTCTCATCGCCCAGGGTCGCGCGGCAGAGATTCTTGCATGAGCGCGTTCACCACCCCGGCGATATTGGAGATCGTCGACGAGAACCGCTGGCGGCTTGCGCAGGCTTTCGAGTATCACGTCGGGCAATACCCTTCCGACGACGTGATTCGGGTGCCAGCCGGCTTCGTGACCGATCTTGCGAGCATTCCGCGCCTCTTCTGGCCACTGTTGCCGCCGCAGGGCCGCTACGCCAAAGCCGCGATCCTGCATGACTGGCTCTATACCCAAGGCCCTGCCGGTGATGAAACCGCGCGCGCCCGGGCCGATGCCATCTTCCTCGAGGCGATGGCGGTGCTCGGCTGTCCCCGTTGGCAGCGGGGCGTGATTTACGCTGCCGTGCGAATTTTCGGCCGATCCGCATTCGGTCGCTGAGCCAACAGGCCTTCGCAACCTGCGTATTCCGCCCATGGGCGGATTTTTTGTACCCGAAAAAAGGAGTTCGCCATGTCTGAAACCTTCTTGCACGGGGTCGAGGTCGTCGAGATCGACGACGGACTGCGCCCGATTCGCACCATCCGCTCTTCGGTGATCGGCCTCATCGGCACCGCGCCGGATGCCGATGCCAGCGCCTTTCCGCTCGACACGCCCGTGCTGATCGTCGGCTCCCGACGCCAAGCGGCCAAGCTGGGCGCCACCGGCACGCTGCCTGCCGCGATCGATGGCATCTTCGATCAGGCCGGCGCGGTCGTAGTCGTCATCCGCGTCGCACAGGGTGCGAACGAGGCCGAGACGCTCGCCAACGTCATCGGCGGTGTGGATGCCGAAACCGGCCACTATCGCGGCGTGCACGCATTTCTGGCGGCGCAGTCGGTGGTCAAGGTCACGCCACGCATCCTGTGCGCGCCTGGATTTACCCACCAGCACCCTATCGATCCCGATGACGAAACCCGTCAATTAGCGAACCCGGTCGTGGCCGAGCTGCTCGGCATCGCCGAGCGGTTGCGTGCGACGATCATCGCCGACGGACCGAACACGACCGACGAGGCGGCCATCGCTTACCGCCAAGACTGGGGCAGTCCACGTGTCTATGTCGTCGATCCCTGGGTCAGGGTGCTGCGCAACGAAGTCATCGTCACCGAGCCCGCCTCGGCACGAGTCGCAGGTCTGATCGCCCAGATCGACGCCGAGCGCGGTTTCTGGTGGAGTCCGTCGAACAACGTCATCAGCGGCGTGATCGGCACGGCACGCCCGATCGACTTCACCTTGGGTGATGCCAACTGCCGGGCCAATCTGCTCAATGAGCGCGAGGTGGCTACCATCATCCAGGAGGATGGCTACCGGCTGTGGGGCAACCGCACCTGCTCGTCTGACTCGAAATGGGCGTTTTTGAGTGTGCGGCGCACCGCCGACATGATCAACGAGTCGATCCTGCAAGCTCACCTGTGGGCGGTGGATCGCAACATCACCAAAACCTACGTCGAGGACGTGCTCGAAGGGGTGAATGCCTACCTGCGGCATCTCAAGGCCGTCGGCGCAATCCTTGGCGGGCGCTGCTGGGCAGACGAAGAACTCAATACCCCCGACCAGGTGGCGCAGGGCAAGGTCTATTTCGACTTCGAGTTCACTGCGCCCTATCCCGCCGAGCGCGTCACCTTCCGTTCGCATCTCGTCCATGACTACATCGAGGAGGTCTTCAAATGATCCAGCTGCCCAAAGTGCTCAAGAACATGAACCTCTTCGTCGACGGCCGGGGTTACGCCGGACGCGTCGACGAGATCCAGCTGCCCAAACTCACCCTCAAGACCGAAGAGCACCGCGCCGGCGGCATGGACGTGCCGGTCGAGATCGACCTCGGCATGGAAAAGCTCGAAGCCGAGCTAACCATCTCGGACTACGACCCGGAGGTCTTCAAGCTCTTCGGACTGCTGGACAACGCCGCCACCCAGATCACCGTCCGTGGCGCGATACAGGCGCAAGGTGAGGGGGCCAAGCCTGTGACGATCAATTTGCGCGGTGGCTGGAAGGCGATCGAGCCGTCGTCATGGAAGCCAGGAGACAAGAGCACGCTCAAGGTATCGGTGGCGGCGAGCTACTACAAGCTCACCATCGATGGGCAGGAGCTCATCGAAATCGATGCCATCAACCTTGTGCGCAAGGTGGGCGGCGTCGATCAGATGGCCAAGGTGCGGCAGGCGATCGGGTTGTGAGCCATGCGGTCATAGCGCGGGATATTAGACAGGACATCCTTCAGGCGCTCGCGCACCATTTCGGCATCGTAGTGGGCCTGTAGCGCCAGCCACCCTTCGGCATCGACGCCAAAGAAGGCGGCAAGACGCGCAGCGGTATCGGCAGTGATCGCCCGCTGTCCTTTCACGATCTCGTTGATGCGCCGACGCGGAACATCAATGGCCTTGGCCAAGGCGTATTGGCTGATCCCTAAGGGTTCAAGCCAGTCCTTGAGCAGGATTTCACCCGGATGGATGAAAGGTACTTCGCGTGTCATGGTCTGTCCTCCATCAGTGGTAATCGACGATCTCGACCTGCCAGGCATGGCCCGCCTCCCAGACGAAGCACACCCGCCACTGGTCGTTGATGCGGATGCTGTGTTGCCCGGCCCGATGCTACGAAACGGGAAATGCGTTTCCCTGCGAAGAACATTTCCGTATCGCGACAAGTAAACGACTGAATCATTGATAGATAGTAACGCCAAAAGCAACGCACGACAACGGAGATCCCCATGACCGAACGTATCTGCCTTGCCTTTCCCATCGAGCACGACGGTGTGCCGATTGCCGAGATCGGCCTGCGCCGCCCGACGGTAGGCGACCGACTGCTGGTCGACAAGCTAACCGGGCTTACCGACGCCGAGCGCGAGGTGCGCTTGATCGCCAATCTCGCGGAGCTGCCGCCTGAGGCGATCATGAAACTCGACCTCAAAGATTACAACGCGATCCAGAAGGCGCTGACCCATTTTTTGTCGTGACACCGAATCTTTCCGAGCTGGTAGTCGAGCTTGCTCTATACACCCACTGGCCACGCTCGGAGATTCTGGCGATGGAGCTCGATGACTTTATCGCCGCGCTCATGACGGCGCGGCGTCTGACCCATCCCGATGTGACATGACCGCGACCACTTTTCCTGTTTCGATCGAGATCGGCGCGGTTCTGGGTGCCAGTCTGGGCAGCGCACTGCGCTCGACAGAGGCGCAACTGGGGCGTCTCGGCGATGCGTTTGCCCGACTCGACACCAAACGGGTCGGTATCGATCGGCTCGAGGCGCTCAAAGCCGAAGCGCAGCAATTGGGCGCAGCTTGGCGCACCGCACAAACCGAAGTCGAGCGCTTCAAGTCCGGCAGGGAGCAATTTTCAACCAAGGGATTGGACGCGGCCAAAGCGCGCGTCGCCAAACTCGAGGGAGAACTGGCCAACCCGGACATTTCGACAAAGCGCCGCCTCAAGATCGAACAGATGCTCGCCGATGCGCGCAAGCGGCTCGCCGCACAGCAAGCCGCGGCCGATGCGCGCTTCGATAGGCAGCTCGAGCGACTCATCGCGCAGGCCGGGCGCGCCAAAGATGCCTTCGAGCGCGTCAAGACCGCGATCGCGCAAGAGGTATCGCAGCTTGAGCGCTCCGGGATCAAGACGGCGCAGCTTGCCGCCGAGAAGGTCAAACTCGGTCAGGCCATCGACTTGCTCAAGTCACGCACCGAGGCGTTGTCGCGTGCGCAAGCGGCTCATCAAGCGGTGCTCGATAAGCGCGACGCCTATCGACAGCAAATCACCGACGCGATCGCGCTCGGCGGCGCGCTCTATGGCCTGGTGCAACCGGCGGTCCAGTTCGAGTCGGTGATGGCGGATGTCAAGAAGGCGATCAACTTCGACACGCCCGAGCAGTTCGAGCAGATGTCCAAAGATGTGCTCTTGCTGTCGACGCGCATCCCGATGGCCGCTGACGGCATTGGTGCCATCGTCGCGGCTGCAGGGCAAGCCGGCATCGCCCGCGAGGAGTTGCTGCGCTTTGCCGAGGACGCCGCCAAGATGGGGGTGGCCTTCGACCTGTCGGGCCAGCAGGCCGGTGCGGCGATGACGGGCCTGCGCTCGATCTTCGGGCTGACGCAAGACGAGGTGGTGAAGTTGGGGGATGCCATCAACCACCTCTCGAACAACATGGACGCCAAGGCGGCCGACCTGCTCAACATCGCCAACCGTGCAGGCTCGACCGCCAAGCTCTTCGGCCTGTCCGGCGAGCAGCTGAATGCCTTGGGCGCGACCTTCCTGGCGCTCAAGACGCCCCCGGAGGTGGCGGCCACCGGCATCAACGCGCTGCTGATGAAGCTCGCCACCGCCGACAAACAGAACGAGCGGTTCCAGCAGGGCTTGCAGGACATCGGGCTATCAGCCGAGGTCATGACGCAGATGATCCAGCGCGATGCCCAAGGCGCGCTGACGACCTTCCTGCGGCAGGTGAAGAACGCCCCCGATCTGATGGGCACGCTCTCCGATCTGTTTGGCGCGGAGTATGCCGACGACATCGCCAAGCTGGTGGGCTCGATGGAGACCTACGAGCAGGCGGTAGGGCTGGTCGCCGATCAGACGGCTTACGCCGGGTCGATGCAGGCCGAGTACGAGGCGCGTTCGGCTACGACGGCCAACAACCTGCAGCTCCTGAAGAACCAGATGAGCCGGCTGGGCATCACGGTGGGCAACGCACTGCTGCCGGCCTTGAACAGCCTGGTGGGCGCGCTGATGGGGCCCATTGATAGCCTGGCCAATCTGGCCGAACGGTTTCCCATCGTCACCCAGGGGGTGGTGGGCACCGTCGGTGCGGTGTTGGGTTTGAAGGTGGCGACGATTGCGCTGGGTTACGCCTGGACGTTTGTGAAGGGGCCGATTCTGGGTGCGCAGGTGGCGTTTCAGTCGGCCCGGGCCGGTCTGGCATTGTTGCAAGTGCAGGCTACGGCCACCGGCACCAGTGCAGGCATTCTGTCGCTGGCCTGGAGCCGCATTCAGACGGGTGCCCTCGGGCTGATCGCCCCGATCAAGTCGGCGGCGCTGGCTTTCTGGGGCATGCTGCCGGCCATCGGTGCCACCACGGCTGCCTTGCTCGCCAACCCGATCACCTGGATCGTCGCCGGCATCGGCGCGGCAGTCGCAGGACTGGCGCTCGTGATCCGCAAATACTGGGAGCCGATTGTCGCCTGGATCGGTGGTTTCTGGGAAGGAGTCAAAGAGGGCGTTGCGCCTGCCATCGAAGGCATCACGCAGGTGCTCGCGCCACTCGAGCCGATCGGCAGCGCCATCGCCGCGGCATTCTCGGTGGTC